AGAAAAAAATAAAAAATTAGAAAGAAAATATAAAAATAATATTAAAATTATTGATGAATTAAAAGTGATGGATTCAAAAATTATTTATTATTTTAATAAATATATAAAAAAATATGGTTCAAATATTGATTTAGAAGAATTAATAAAATTTACAAAGGAAAATCAAAATATTAAATTTGAAGAATTTATTAAAATAATAAGCTCAAGAGAACTTTTTAATACATTTTGTAATTTATTTGATTACATAGTACCAAAAATAATGGAAAAAAATAAATTAACTTCATTTAATAAACAATTATTTTATTTGGATATAATCTAAAAGAAAAAAATAAAAAAAATTTAATATTTATTTATTAATTTTAAAATAATTAATAATTATGCAATATATCGTACTAATGTATAACTATATTACTTCATCTTGTAAAAGACAAAATAAGTTTCAATCTCTTCTAGAAACCCCAAAAAACTATTTTTTTGGTAAGGAAACCATTCAAAATATTGACCTAAATAATGACCTTGTTAAAACAATCGATTCATTTTGTAAAGAAAATAAGGTTTATGAAAATGGAGCCCTTATTAGTCTATCAGGTGGAGTTGATTCAATGATTGTAATGGCTATTCTAATCAAATTGGCTATGATTAATACTTTTCCAATTTATGCTGCTTCAATTAATTACAATAATCGTGAGGAACAAACTGGAGAAATTGAATTTCTGGAGGAGTATTGTAAATTTTACAATGTGAAACTATATGTAGCCAATGTAGAAGGTTTTACTCGTAAGAAAGATAATTCTGGTTCACGAACTGAATATGAAGAAGAGTCTCGAAAGGTTCGTTTCGATTTATATCACCAGATTTTTAAGGAAACAAACTGCAATGGAGTTTTTGTAGGACATCATAAAGATGATATCCTAGAAAATATTTTTACTAATTCAATGAAAGGAGGTAATTTGCTAGACTTGGAAGTCATGAAAGAAATTAGTAACATTCACGATGTAAATATTTTTCGTCCACTTCTAAAATATCACAAAAGTCCTATTTATGATTTGGCGCACAAACATCTAATTCCCTATTTCCTTGATACTACACCAAAGTGGTCACGCCGTGGAAAAATGCGTAATGAAATCTTTCCACTTTTTGATAATGTATTTTCTCTATCGTGGAGAGTTAAATTGAAGGATTTGGGAGACCAGTCTACTCAATGGGGTCAGTATATTAACGATTATGTTCTGGAACCATGGATTAAATCAGTTAAAATTGGAAAGTATGGTTTCATTATGGAATTCAAAAATCAACCCAAACTTATTTATACAAATGTTCTTATCAAAATGATGCATTCACTCGGAAAACATATGTTGAAAAGTTCAAGTGTTGATAAGATTGTGAGCGTATATAATAATTCTGATTATTATGACAAACAAATTATTCTAGATTCTGGAATGGTTATGTTTGTTGATTCAGAAAATCCAAATTACTTTTTGATTTTTCATAAAAATGAAATTCAAACTGAAATTCTTAAATTAAATGATGTAATAAATAATGATTCAGCATTAAGTAATTTAATAAATGGTATTATTCAATTTACTCAGCCTAAAGATGATACTATTAAAACAAATACTTTTTCTGTAAATAAGAAGAGATATAGACAGATGAATATTAATCTTCCAATTGAATTAATGAAGATTTTTTTATATTCTAAGATTTGAGCTATACACTTTAGGTTATTAAAAAATTATAATAACTACATACTTTATTTATATATTTATGACTATTAGCATTTTGTTTAAAAACATCACATATGAAAAGGCCGTCAGAATCATATCTATGTGGATTCCATAAAATATTTTTAATCATTTTTTTATGAACAATATACATTGCAGTATCAATATGTTGGAGTTTTATAGTATTTCCAAATAAAATAAAATTTTTAGAATCTATAGTTTTCCAAAACGACGGTTGAATAATATATTTTATATTATCATTTCTTATTTGGTCAAAAGTATAAAAATAATTAGAATCAAATGTATCAGATATATTCCAAAATTCTGGATGAATTATATTATCGTCATCCAAAAAATAAATAAAACCATCATCAACTAAATTGATACCGCAATTTCTTTGTGGATTCCCTGAAATTCCTGAGTCATTGCAATAAACTTCTAAAATTTTAGGATTGTTTTCATATATTTTTTTATATTCTCTATTTTTAGATGTATCATAAACAATAATCCATTTATCTATTTTATTAAATTGAATACTTTCAAATAAAAATGGTATATTTTTTTGTCTACAACATGGCGTAATAATAGTTATCATTAATATAAGTTTTTTTTAAGCTTTATAATAAATTTACTAAAAATATTTTATGCATAAATATAATGGATTTAAATATTAATTTTTCCAAATACTATTCACATGAAGATGATTTTTATTTATGGGTTAATCAAGATTGGAAATTAAATAACAAAATTCCAGATGATAATCATAGATGGGGTGCTTTTAATATATTAGCTGAAGACAACAAGTTAAAAATAAAATCAATATTAGAAGCAGATTATCCTGAAAATAGTTCTTATAAAAAATTTAAAATATTATATGATCAAGGTACCGATGTTAAAAATAGAGAAAATTTGGATGAAGTTTACAAATATTTAATAAAAATAAAATATTGTAAAGATTTAGATGAATTAATGAAACTAATGATTAATTATCAAGTATTTTTTCATACAAATAATCCTGTAATTTATAATGTTTATAGTGATTTAAAACAGTCTGAAATAAATATATTACATTTATTTACAGGTGGTTTAGGATTACCAGATAGAGATTACTATTTTATAGATTCAAAATTAAAAGAAAGAACTGAATATAAGAAATTTTTAAAAGAATATGCTAATTTATTTAATTTATCTATTGATATAAATAGTGTTTATGAGATAGAAGAAACTTTCGCAAAGGCAACTTATAGTAACGTACAAAAAAGAGACCCAGAATTACAAAATAATCCAACTGATTTGCCAACTATATTAAAAACATATCCCCAATTTAAATTTTTGAAATATTTATTTTTAAAAATTAAAAAGCAACCTAGTAAAATAAACTTGACTAATCCAAATTTTTTCATGCAACTAAATAATATGTATGCAGATACAGATAGATATTCTTTGCAAATGTGGAAAGATTATTACTCGATACATTTTCTATTATCAATAGAAAGTTATGTATCTGAAAAAGTAGAAGAAGTATATTTTAATTTTTATTCAAAAGTTTTATCAGGAGTTGTTAAAATGAAACCAATATGGAAAAGGTCACTTGCAAATGTTGATCATAAATTAGGTTTTTTAGTTGGTCAATGTTTTATAGAAAAACATTTTAATGAAGCATCTAAAATTAGTTCTTTGAAAATGATTAAATATATACAAAAAGAATTAGATACTAGAATAGAATTATTAGATTGGATGGATGCATCAACTAAAACAAAAGCCAAAGAAAAATTAAATAGTATGCTAGTTAAAGTTGGTTATCCAGATAAATGGAGAGTATATAAAGCAGATATTAAAAAAGATAATTCTTATTTAAAAAATAATATTTTATGTAATATTGATAACGCACATCATAATTTTTCAAAATTATATAATATTGTAGATAAAACTGAATGGGAAATGTATCCACAAGAAGTTAATGCATATTATTCACCTTCAAATAATGAAATAGTATTTCCAGCAGGTATATTACAACCACCATTTTTCTCTGAAAAATATGATGCTGGATTAAATTATGGTGGAATTGGAGCTGTAATTGGTCATGAAATAACTCATGGGTTTGACGATGAAGGGTGTAAATATGATGCAAAAGGTAATTTAAATAACTGGTGGTCAAAGAATGATTATATAAAATATAAAGCTAAAACCGAAATAATAAAAAATCAATTTAATAAATTTAATATTGAAAATGAATTTGTAAATGGGGAATTAACATTAGGTGAAAATTTAGCAGATTTAGGCGGTTTAACAATATCTTTAGAATCTTTAAAAAAATATTTAATAGAAAATCCAACTGAAAATAAATTAATAGAAGGTTTATCTCCAATTCAACGTTTATTTATAAATTATTCAAGACTATGGAAAGCTAATACAAGAAAAGAACAAATTAAACAAAATATTTTAACTGACCGACATTCACCTCCCGAATTTAGAGTAAATGGTATTGTAAATAACATAGATGATTTTTATACTGCATTTGGAATAAAAGAACAATCTAAATTATTTTTACCGAAAAATAAAAGAGCCAAAATTTGGTAAATTTATTAATTTTTATTTTAAATAATTTCTAAATTAGTTATAATGAAAATCATTTTAATCAGTTTAATATTAATAGTAATTTATTATACTTTATTTAGAAAATCTTGTGGATGTGAAGGATTTGAAAATGATAAAAAATTAGATAGGAAAGATATATTTGATCAAATTAAAAATATTGCAAAAAAATTATCATCAACTAAAATAAATTTTAAAACTGAACCTAAAACTGAATCAGAATTTAAATTAACTAGTCAAGAATTAATAAATAAATTATTAGCAGAAAGAGATAAATCAAGAGCTGAAATGAAAATAGCATCAGACAAATTATTTGGTAATGTTAGAATAGAAATACCAGATTCTTCTTATGATGATAAATTTGTAATTAATAGTAATTTAGGTAATTTAGGTACAGTTTTACCAGTAGTAAATAATACAGACAAGCAAGGTAGAATACATTTAGAAAAATTATCAAAATGCAAAGTTCCTATGAAAACTAATTTAATGACTAATTATAATCATTTAATAAATTCAGGTACTGAAATTTATCAAGATATATTAAAACCAGAATCAAATAAAACATTTATAGAGAATGTAAGACACAATTTAATGCAAGTAGCATGGGTTAAAAGTTCATTGCAATGGCATGGTGAAAATATTGATTTAGAAATTAGATTTACAAATGTAAATCCAGATAATGGTCAACGTGTTCATATTGTATTTCCTATCATATTAGTTAATACATTTATAAAAATAGAAAAATTTACAGATACTTATTTTAATTTAGGTTTGAATGAATTTCAACAAGAAGCTTCTAATAAAATTTCTGATGTAAAGAAAGGTATAATGTTTCCTGTTTTAGAAAATAAATTAAATACATTTACAAAGAATTTAACTACAAAACATATTGATAAAATAAATAAAAAGTTAGACGATTTAAATAATATACATAATAGAATTAAAAGTAATTTATTAAGTAAAAAGGCTCATTTAAAAATAAAAAGACCTTTTCATAAAATGATAGGAGAAACAATATTATCAGAAAGGGTTGCTATAGCTGAAATAAAGATGCTACAAGCAAATGCAGACTCTGTTCAAGCAATTATTAATCTTGAAAAACAACAAAATGATATTATAAAAAAAACAGATGATTTAAATTTAGATAAAGAAAATATTATTAAAAATCCTATTCAAGAAAATACAATGATAAAAGAATTGGTAAAAGATTCTAAATCAATAGCAAATCAAATGAAAAATGGAATGAATTCATCATCAACAGATATCAAAGCTTTCAAAAAAAATAAAACATTTAATAAACAAAGAATATTTTATTCGAAAACTAAAATCAAAGGAGCTTTGAAAGATATTAATATTAATAAAATTGATGTAAATACAATTCCAAAATCAGTGGATTTAAATGATTTTAAAAATAAATTAGAAAGTACTAATTTTAATTTTGTTACAAAAGATATTAAAAATGTAAAATATTCATATGCTGATATTGATACTTTATTAAATTTAAATTCATTAATTGTAGATATTAGTATTATTCCTGATTATATGTGTTGTAAACCAACTATTGGACAATTAATTAACATGGATTTTAGTCAAATTGAAAAGAAAATTATAGCTCAAGACTCTTTTTATTTTACTCGTGGTAATGATGGATCAGTAAGTTTTATAACACAACCTCATCCTTTTGAAAAGAAAATAGGTGATGCAATATTAGAAAGTTTAATATCAGATAATAAATTAGCATCATCTTAAAAAATATATAAAGATATTTATTCTTATTTATATAATGAAATATCCATGTGTTCTAATTCTTAGAAATAATAAATATGAAGAAGTTGATAAATTCTTGGATGATAATAAAAAACTATTAAATTTTACTCCTTTCATAACTTCTAAATTAAGTGATTTAAATAAATTATGGAATGAAAATTATCATATATTACTTACTTATGGAAAAGAAGATGAGTATATTAATAATGTTAATAGTATAATAACTAATAGAATGTTTAAACGTTGGATTCATAAAAATGAACTTACAACTATTGAAATTTGGAATAATTCAGTAAATTATTGTTATATAAAATATATAATTAATGATATACATTTTACAAGACCAATTTTTTCAGTTTTTACAACTTGTTATAATTCTTATAAAAAAATAGATAGAGTATATGAAAGTTTAAAAAATCAAATTTTTAAGGATTGGGAATGGGTTATTATGGATGATTCTCCTAATGATGAGCATTTTAATTCATTGAAAGAAAAATTTGATAATGATAATAGAATAAGACTATATAGAAGAAGTAAAAATAGTGGTAGTATTGGAAATGTTAAAAATGAAGTAGTATCGTTATGTAGAGGGAAATATCTTATTGAATTAGATCATGATGATGAATTATTACCCCATACATTATCTGATTCAGTAAGAGCATTTAATGAAAATGAAGATGTTGGTTTTATATATATGGATTTTACAAATATTTATGAAAATGGAAATAATTTTCGTTACGGTGATTTATTTTCTTTAGGTTACGCTGGTTATTATATTCAAAAAATTAATAATAAGTGGGTATTTGTACATAATACAGGTAATATAAATAATATTACATTATTTCGTATTGTTTCATTGCCTAATCATCCTAGAATATGGAGAAAGGATTTTCTAATGAAAATTGGTAATTATTCAGAATATCTTCCAATTTGTGATGACCAAGAATTATTATTACGAACTGCTATGAATACGAAAATAATAAAAATAGCTAAAATAGGATATATACAATATATGAATGATGGTGGTAATAATTTTTCATTAATAAGAAACAGTGAAATAAATCGTCTAGGTAGAAATTATATAGTTCCAATATTTTATAAAATGTACAATGTTGATGAAAAAATGAAAGAATTAGATGCATATGAAGATGAAATTTATAAATATAAACATTCAAATATTTGGAAAAGGAAAGATTATACTCATAAATATTGTAACAAAGTTTTACAATATGATTATGATAAACAATATTGTATTCTAGGTCTTGATACTTTTTATAAAAATTTAGAAAGAATAAAAGAATTATATAATAATAAAAGAAATGATTTTATATTATTTCAATCGAATGGAACACTTCCTAACATATCCAAAATTTTGGATGATAATAAATTAGATAGATTTAAATTTCATTTTATGAATAATACAACAAATGAAGAATTTATAAATTTTTTCAATATGTGTTATAAAAGTTGCAATGATTTTGAAATTATAACCTAAGATTTCAAAAATCAAGTAATAAAACAAATATTAAATTTATTAAATAAATATTTTATTAATTCATTATTACTAATTGGTAAATATTTTAAAATAATTGTTTTAAAAAATAAATATTCATACAAGCCTAAAATAATTATCATAATAATATTATCACTTATTATTTTAATTAAATTAAAATGCTTCTTATATATTTTTATATTATTTGTTAATATTAATGGTTCATTTATTTCATTTGTTTCATTAACTATTATTTTTTTAGTTAAAAAAGGAAAATTACATAATGATACTATACAATTTAATAAACTTATTCCTATTATTATTCCAAAATATCCCCATGCTAAAGTTAAAAGATCATTATTATTTATATTTCTTAATTGTTGTGATTCAACTGCATCATTATCAATATTTGTAATATTAATACAAGAATTAATTATATTTATTAATACTGTTTTTTCAGTTGAATTTAATTTTTCACAAACACTAATTAAAGGATTTGATAAACTATCTATTAATTGTATAAAACTAGTATTTTCAAATGTAACTACTATATTAAAGAAAAATATTATTTCAAATAAAGAAATTAATGACAAATGCATAGTAAACATTGTTAATCTTTTAAAAATATAATAAGCACTTATTTTACAATTTAATTTTTTTGGTTTTGGTGGTGGTTTATCTATTTCTAAATTTAAAGGAATATTTGCTAATTTAATATCTTTCAAATTAGTTTCTGAATAAGAATATTGTCTATAATTTCTACCTGTTGGTTCTTTTTCCATATAATTAAAAAAAGTAAAATATTTTTTAAGCTATATTTAAAATTTTATTTGTATATAAAGAATTATATTTTACTCATCAAATAATTCTAATTTACTCATCGAATAATTCCAATTCACTATCTTTAATCAATATTTGAATTTGATTAAATAATTTAACTTTCTCATCTACATTTTCACAAATTTCAAATTCATTTAATAAATCATCTAAACTTAAATCCTTTTTTGATTTTTTAATTTTTTTAACTTCACCAGAATTAACAGATTCCATTAAACTATTAATTTTAACTTTTTGTAAATTTATTTTTTCTTTTAACTCTTTCATCTTTTGCATTTTTTTACTCCATTCTTTAATTTGGTCTAAATCATCTATTTCTTTTTCCAAGACAATCATTTCATTATTCATTAAGAGTATAAAACAATATATCTTTAGTTAATTATTTTACAATTTTATTTGAAAAATAAAATCGCTGAATCTAATCTATTTGTTTACAATTTTTACCTTAACAACAACATCATTCCAAATAATTTCCATAATTTTTTCACCTGTACAATTTAATAAATCTTGAGAAGATTCTAATATCTTACCGTTATAATTTAAAATTATATTACTGGAATTAAATATATTTAATCTAGATTCATAAGAATCTAATTTTCTTAACATTAAATTTAATTCAGAAAGTAATTCATTCTTTTGTTTATTTTGAAGATAATTTAATTTCTGATTCATTTTTTCGTTCAATCTATTTAAATTTTCAAGATTACTTGCTAAAAATTTATTTAATGGATATTTTATTTTAGTTAAAATTTCTTGAAGTCTATTTATATGTTCTTTATTTTGATTTATTATAAATTGAGCAGCTAAAGAAGGTGTTGGTGTAGAATAATCACAAGCTAAATCAGATAATGGATTATCAATTTGGTGTCCTATTGCACTAAGAGTAGGTAAATTGAAATTATAAAGAGTTTCAATTAATTCTGGTTGTGAAAAACCAAATAAATCTTGAAAACTACCACCACCACGAGTAAGAATTACCAAATCGTAATCTGATTTAGATTTTTTAATTTTTTCTAATTCAAAACAAATATTTTTTGGACAATCATTACCTTGTACAATTACATCAATTAAATCTATATTAATGTTACATTTAGCATTTTCTATAGCAAACATAAAATCTTGATAAGCTGCACCAGTTTCTGAAGTTAATACTAAAATATTTTGTATAGTTGGTTTTAATTTTTTTTTTCTATCATTATTAAAATATCCTTTCTTAGCAAAATCATCTTTAATAGCTTGATATTTTTTTAATAAATCACCTAATCCTTCATTAGTAACAATCTTATCAACAATAAAATTTAATTTACCACTTGCTCCATAAAAATCTAATTTACCCTCAACTGTAATTTTATCTCCTTCTCTAAGGTTAGCTTTTAAAGCTTCCGCTTTACTTTTCCATATTGTTGTACTAAGACAATTGTCATTATCTTTAAAAGTAAAAAACAAATGACCATGTGAGTTTTTTAATTGATTAACTTCTCCAGTTACCAAAAATTTCTTGCCAGGTAATATATCTTTAACAAAAATACAAAATTGAGTAACTGTTAATGGGTCACTATTGTTCATTATATATATAAATTATTTTCCTTTAAGTATTATAAAATACAAATTTTTTATAGCCTATAATAAATGAATAAATATATAATTATTCTAATAATTTTTTTATTATTAGCATTAATAAATAGTAAATCTATTTATGAATCTTTTCAAGCTGATATTTATAAGTCACCAAATTGTTGTGTTATTAGAAAAAGAAGAATAGGAGATCATTTCAAATATTTTTATAATAAATCACAATATTGTGATGGTTATCATAATAATTTAATGCGTACTATTAGAGAAGGAGAATTAATTGATGGCGAACCATTTAACATGGATAATTGTAAGGCTACACCATTAAAACCAGTATTCGGTTCTTGTAGAAAATTAGGAGGATTTCAATGTACCGAATTTCAAACAGAGAAAGATTGTAAGAAATATCCAGATTTAATATGGGATAAAACAAATTGTTTTGAAAAAATTCCTATAGAAGTTAATTATTATAAGTATAGTGTTAAGAATTTGAAAGCTTATTCTGTTAAATAATCTTTTCATAGTCATTGTATAACTTAAAAAATAATTCACATATATAGTCGGTGACAAGAGCTTTATCTTCTAATTTCTTTTTAAGATAAACTTTACTAATATTTCCCAAAGTAGATGGTGTAATTTTATGATTAAATGAGTTAATGTCAATTAATAAATATTTATCTAGATGTATTTGTTTGTTATATCTTATTATTTCTCCTAATACCGTTTTCAAATGAAATTCTAAACTATGAGAAACCAATATACTTATATCTTTAATATCTATCAAAAATTTATCCAAAACATCTTCAATTTCGGTACCTTTTTTGAGAGCTATTTCTTGAGAAATACCGTGATATTGAATTGTATCTTCTGGTATGTGCATACATCTGGGTTTAATTATAAATTTTTCTTTTTTTAGGATTTCATATGATGAATCATCTTTTCTAGTAGCTATAATCCAAGTGAATGAAACCATTCTAGCAAATCCATATAAATTTTTTTTGTAGATTTTTTCATTTTGATATTCATGTAATCCTGTGGTTTCTGTATGTATGAAACAAACTTTCTTTACCATTATTACTATAAATTTATAATAATAATATGTAATTAAAACAATTTTTCTTAAAGAAAAGTTACTTTATTTAAGTAATGAGCATTTATTTAGATCCAGAAATAGAAGAAGGTAACATAGAATATAAACGATGCTTATCTGATACTGATATTTTTAGATTGGAAGAATATACTACTCAAATGTTATGGCGAATAGGTGAAGGTAAAGGAGAAGCTATTTATTATTTAGGTATAGAAGACAATGGTACATTTTATAATTGGAATGAAACACAAAAGAAAAAAACTTTACAAACTTTTAAAAAACTAGTGACTAAAGCTAATTTAAAAATAGCTAAATTAGAAAAAATAAATTACAATATTGAATCTAAAACTAATTATTATTTTAAAATAGTAATTAGAGAAAAGCAAACAAATTTAATTGAAAAAAGAATTTTATTATTAGGTGAATCTGGAATAGGTAAATCAACGTTTATAGCTAATATAATATTATCGAAAGTTGATGAATTTAATAAAGAAGCTAGAATGTATTTATTTAATCATAAACATGAAATAATACAAAAGAAAACATCATCTTTTAATTATATGTATATAATACATAATAATATTAAATGGGTTTTCATTGAAATACCTGGAGAAGATAAATATAAAAAAACAAGAAATAAAATAATTCTTTCATTTGGTTCTACAATTAATTGTTGTTTATTTCTAGAAAATAAAGAAGAATGGTCCAATAAAAATTATTATTCTAATTATTTTATGAAAATGAATATACCTTGTGTTATTATAAACTTATATTCTGATGAACATAAATTTCCTAATTACAATGGTAAATTGCTTATTGATAAAAATGAATTTTTTTATAACATGCAATTATATTGTAAAGAAACAACATATAATAAAAAAACAGAATTTATTGTATTACAATCATTTAAAAATCATTATCCAGAATCAATTATATTAACAGGTATTTTAAAAGGCGGTAAATTAAGTATAAATAAAAATTATTTTTTTACTATTGATAATACTATTACAGAAATTAAAATTAATAGTATACATATAGATGGCTTACCAACTAATAAAGTAATAGCACCTAGTACAATAAGTATTCGTATTAATTCTGAAAATCTAGATTTGAAGAAAAGTTTAATAGGTATTATTTCAGAAGAACCATTAAATAAAATCTCTGATTATATTATTGAATGTGATTCAGATATAGTTTATAAAGATAATAAAATAATAAAATTGAAAGATGTCAAAAATTCTTATCAAACAATTGATAAAATATTTTTAGTAGATAATGGACTCGGAACTATTTATTAATATCTAAAAACTGATGGCATGATTGGTGATAAAGGACTTACATCAGATACTAGACCAGAACTTAAACCTAAACCAGAACTTAAACCTAAACCAGAACCTAAACGTAAACCAGGAGTTCCATAGTAACTAATAGGATTATATGGAACAATTGATGGTATAAATGCAGGACTTTCAATATAAGTAGATTGAGGATATTCTTTTGTATCATAACTGATTTGAGTATCATAAGGCCACATCTTCGGTCTGAGAAATAATGCATCAGCGCCTCCTAAAGGCCATACTGTAGGATATAAAGAAATACCAACTTTATTTTTACGACCTTCATTGTAATATTTTAAATTTGCTTTCATATATCTTTGTTGATCAGTTATAATTATATTTGCAATATTTACATCGTAATTTAATTTAACATATTGTTTGATAGCATCTTTAAAAGAGCCAGCATTTAATGTCATTGCAATAGGATAAACTATTTGGAAACTCATATTAATATAACTTATATATTTTTTATTTTTAAATGATATATTTTTTATAGTATTTCTTAAAAAAAAATATTTTATTAATTTCTTTTCCCTGTAAGGGAAAAAAATTGACAAACTTCAAGCAGAGCTTTAAGTTTATTAATTTATATTTTTTTCTTAAAAAAATAAAAATTGACAATTTTAAAACAGAGTTTTTAAATTATTAATTTTTTCTTGTAAACAAGAAAAATTGACAAAATATTTTTTCAAAAAATATTTTATTAATTTCTTTTCCCTGTAAGGGAAAAAAATTGACAAACTTCAAGCAAAGCTTTAAGTTTATTAATTTATATTTTTTTCTTAAAAAAATAAAAATTGACAAAAACATACTAAAAGGAAAATTATATAATATAACAAATGGGTATAAAATGCTTATTGAAATTTATAAATGAATTCCCAGAATTAATTAAAATTGTCGATAGAAGTACTTTGAAAAATAAAAAGGTTGCAATAGATATTAGTATTCTAATTTATAGAATAATTATATCTGTGAGAAGTTCTGGGGCTGATTTTACAAACCAAAAGGGGGACATAACTTCTCATATATTGGGATTATTTAATAAAACAATGGAATTTTTAAGTATTGGAGTAATTCCAGTTTATGTTTTTGATGGAAAACCTCCTTCAATAAAATTTAAAACAATTGAAAATAGAAAACAAATAAGAAAGAAAGCTTTAGAAAAAATGGAATTAGCAATAACTGAAGATGATAAAATAAAATATTTTAAAAGAAGTTCACAAATAACAAAAGAACAATGGGACCAATGTAGAGATTTATTAGATATGATGGGAATACCTTACGTTAATGCACCTGAAGAAGCAGATTCACAATGTGCATATTTAGCAAAGAATGGATTAGTAGATGCGGTATTAACAGAAGATATGGATATTTTAACTTTTGGTTCTACTAAAATTATAAGAAACATAACATCACATAAAGTAGAAACATCAGAAATAAATTTAATAGATTTATTAAATAAATTAGAATTAACTTATGAACAATTTATAGAATTTTGTATATTATTAGGTACAGATTATTGTGTCGGTATTATAGATACAAAACCTAAAATAATTTATGAATATTATTTAAAACATAAAAATTTAGAAGATACGATAGAAGCATTTAAAAAAATAAATATTAAAACTCCAGATGATTCTAACTATAATGAGATTAAAAAATATTTTATGAAACCAATTATTAATGAAATATTAGCAGATAAAATAAAATTAAAAGAACCAAATATTGATAAGTTAATAAAAAAATTAGTAGAAGAATATGGTTTAATAAAATACTTAATTAAATCAAAACTTGAAAAGTTACTTGGTTTTTATAATAATATGAAAGCTATTTAACATTTTTCAAAAAATATAACACATCATCGTCAGTAAATGTATTTTTACTACTAAAATATAATATAAAATTAATTATAGGTTGTCTTCTTTTAGAACATTCAAAATCCAAAAAATTATTTCTAATAGGAAAAATGGTCAATCTAACTAATTTATCAAAATAATGATCCATCATTGAATTACTTTTTCCTGTATAACTATTATATCTTTCTTCAGTTGCATAATTCCAAATATCATAAATATCTATTGGTCTAGGTGTTGTAGGAACAAATAAAGGATTATTAGTTGTTTTTCCATATTGATAACATCTTTGAATACCAATTATGCCTATTGCTTCTAATCTATCTGCATATCTAGGAATTAACATCCATAATTTATCTTTAACAAAATCAGGTATTATATCACCATTTTTAGAAGATGAAACTAAATCTACCATTGTTACAACTAAATTAATTAAATTATCACTCTCACCTTCTAGAATAAGTCTAAGATTTTCATAATTTTTATTATTTGGAAAAAATTTTTTATCATCAGCATCATGAATTAATGCTGCTAATAAAATACTCTTCTTTTCATCTTCATTTAATTCATAAGTTTTATTGTTAATTATAATTTTATTATTAATTATACAATTTTTAGCATTACACATTACTTCTATGGCATGTTGAATACCATGAGAAAGACAAACGTTATTTATTTTTAAAATGTCATCTAATTTGTTAATATATTTTTCATAATTAGTCATAACTATATATAAGTATAAATAATTTAATTTTTAAGTATTTATTTAGCTATTTACACTCTTTTCTATAACCAATTACACCACATACTATTCTTTTCCCAGCGTGACCAGTTGTTAAAGAATCTTTTTCATTACCTAATCCTAAATCATCTTCATCTTCATGTATTATTAAACTTCTACCAATAACACTATAATCACCAGATAATTTTACTAAATAATCTTCAAATTTAAATTCACATTCTCCTTTTTCATCAGCTTGTAAATTACCTAAATCACCAACATGTCTTTCACCTGCTAATCTATCACCATGATTTTTATTATAAGGATTATAATGAGCACAAGCAGACGCACAACCATCTGTTAAATCACCCGCTTCATGAATATGAAAAGCATGTTTTTGATTAGGTGTTAATCCAGTTACTTTTCCAGAAAATGTTGTTTTTCCATCGTATTCTTTCATATAAACAACTCCTCTAATTTTATCTGAAATTAAGACACATACAGCATTAATTTCGTAATTAATTATAATTTTTTGTACATAACAACCTTCTGTATTATATTGCATTATTAATCACCAGAAAAAATTATATCTTAAACTTATTAATTGGTTTGATATCATCTAAAATAAAATAATGACATTTTGAAATAAATGTAGCTGATGAACAATTTAATAAATCTTTATTTAAATTTCCACTTAAAATAGAATAATATATTTCATCTAAATTATAAAAGAGTCCAACATTATTTTCTATAAAATTAATAATTTTATTTTTTTCACTGTTACTAATATTTAATATATTTATGAAAGCATCAATATTTGATAATCTAATTGGAGTTATATATAATAATTGCTCTAATGGTTTAATATTTAGTTCAATATTTTTGAATTGATAATTTAATAATTTTGCATCAAAATAATTTACAAAATCATTCAATAATGGTGATTCATGATAAGGATATGCCCAAGTTTCATCAATATCTTGTCTTTTATAATAATAATTAACTAACCACTTACTACCTTTTAAATATTGATGAACTAATTCTTTGCCACTATGAACTCTTTTTATTTTATTTGGATTAAATAAACTATAATACTTGTCTAATTTATTATTTATTAAATACATTTCTTTTTCACGAGGTGACATATCTTTCATTGTTAATAAATGTTTTTTTATAGAAGATTTATATTCAATTGGAATTAATTTTTGATATCTTAAATTAGAAGGATTATCAATATAAGTCTGATTAAAATTATTTTTATATTCATAATTAGTTATTCCAAATAATTTATTTATATCGTAAAAATAATATTCTAACTTTCCATATTTTGTATTTTTATCTAAGTTAGCACCAAAATCAATATAGAAAATTGCTGCAGGATTATGCTTCTTATTCTTTATATCCAAATATAAATTAATTGTTTGAGCATAATTAAAATTTTGATATTTATACATTGTATCATTTCTCTTTAATAAAAATGTTTCATATTGATTTAAAAATGATAAATAATTAAATAATGCTTTAGGTACTATATCTAAATTATCATTTAACAAATAACCATTATCTATATAATTAATAATGTATGCATCCAAAATTAAATAAAAATCCATATTTATATTTATGTCTTCAATTTTAGGTAAAAAATCATTACCAAATACAGTAAAAATAAAACATAAATCATTAATATATTTTTTAATATTAATTGTGTTTTTAACTCTATCTTCAAAATATGAAAATAAATAGTCAATTAAATGATTTATGTAAATAATATTTAATATTTCCGTGTTTTGATCATATCTTAAAATTTGTATTCTGAAATTATAATTTTTATCCCTCGAATTATCATATTTATCCCTCGAATTATAATTTTTATCCCTCGAATTATCATATTTATCCCTCGAATTTGCCCAGATTATCATTGATAAAATAATTAAATCAGCATCAGGACTATAAATAATTACATCATCTAAATTATTTTTTAAAATATAATCCAATATTTTAAATTCTCCTTCTCCTTTTTCATTGGTATCTGATATAATAATTTTTTTATTAAATGATTTATCATTTAGTAGTTTTATAACTTTATCCATAAATTTTGTTCCAGGACCAATTAAACTTTTATTAAATGAAAAAGGTAAAGAATATTTACTTAATAATTGTTCTATTAAATCACCAATGAAACGACGTTTTTTTTGTTCTATAATTTTAGAAAATGTAGGAACACCATCTAATGCAATGTAAATTAAATTTGATATTTCTATGGTATTAAATAAATCAATAAGATAATTTTTAATTTCTAATAAAATTAATTCTTCAATATCTTCAATTTTATAGTCTGTATATTTAGTTGAACCTTTTTGATTTAATTCTTTAATTAATTTTGAAGATATAGTATGTATTATTGAATTAAAATCTATTAATAATGTTTTACATTTTATTTTTTGTAATTTTACAACTTCATCTACTACATTAAAATTTCTATTTATTGATGAGAAAAATCTTTCAATACCCATTATTTATAATTAGATTATAAATAATGATTTGAGCTGATAATAAACTCTAATATTTTTTATTGCTTTGACTTTAAAAGTTTTGATATAAAAGTATTTTTTGCTATTTTTTCTTGTGTTTTATTTAATTTCTTTTTAATTTTTTTAGGAACTATTTTTACAGATATTTTTTTTGGTGCAGGTTTAGGTTTAAATATATTTTTAGCATTTATTACATTTTTAATTTTTTCAGAATTATAATATTTTAATAAATTTGATTCATTATTAATTAATTTTTTAATAGTTGTCAATTCTGTAACAATTTCCTTAGTGTTTTTATTATTAGTGTTTTTATTATTATTTTTTTTAATAGAAGGTTCTATCTGGGGTGCAAAATCAACTAAAAAATCAGTATTATTAAACAAACTAAATTTAGATGTACTACATACTGGAATTTGATTTGAATTGTTTAATAAACCAATTAAACAAGTATATGTTTTTTGTAATGTAAAATTTTCCAAACCTAAATCCCATAAGCTTTTAAAACGCCAAGTAAAAGCACCATGATTAACTTCATTTCCACTAGAATCAAATATTCCTGCTTCAAAACTAAATTTATTATCTCTTGTTCCTGAAAAATGAATAATATTACCTTTCATATTTGTTAATGAAGGAAATTTAGCTGATAAAAAATTTATTTTAGTATTACTTATATCTACATTATTTACTTTGTCATAATAAGTAATGACTGTTGTAGCATCAGTCATTAAACTATCTATATCATCGCTATTTAATGGTAAATTTAAAACATTATTAGAAATATCATTTAATAAATTATATAAATTATTTTGTACCATTATTGGATTTCCAGATATATCAACTTTAAGATTACCGTAATCATCTTGTCCTTGTACATTTTCAGTAATAATATTACCACTTGAATCATATTGGTAAACAAAATTACCTAAATTTACAAAAGGTAAATTAAATATTGTACCTGAGTGACAACAATCTGTAAATAAATACATTTTTTGCGATGAAGCTACCTTCTGTAAAGCTGTGTACATTTCCCAATCATATAAAGGACTTTTATCGGTCATTTCGCCAAAAGCATTACAATAATAAAAAGTTGATTTATGTTTAGGATTTTCTAAATCTTGAACTGTAAATGTATTTTGAATTACACCATTAGTATCTATATCAACAAGTGTATTTTCAATAGGTGCTGGAATATCATCTGCTGAACCACCATGACCAGCAAAGAATAACAATAATAATCGATTTGGTGAACTACATAAATTATTTAAAGCTTTCAATACTATATCATGAGTGGGAAATGTAGAATCGTCATAACTAGGCCATCTATTAGATGCAGCACTATCTGCGGTAGGGTCATAATTATGTAATGAAGGATTATCTGTTAAATATGTAATATCAGGATTAGAATAAGTATTTATTATAAATTCTCTAAATAAATTTGCATCATTATAACAACCATTTAATGGAAAAGCCGTTCCAGGATATTCATTTGCTACAATTAAAACTTTTGGATTTAAAAATTCCGCAGTTGATGGATTTTTAGAAGCTGCTAATCGTGCAGCATATTTTTCTTGTGCTCTAACACTTCTTTTAAGTATGTCTAACCATTCTTGGGAATAAACAATATTTGTATTTGAAGAAGATGAAGATGAATTCGATTCTTGTACATATGGTGACATTTTTCTTTGACTAGATTTAAATTGAGCATATTTGGCTTTGTGTATAGGTTGTAAAAATGGTTTAGATGAACTATTTTGATTTGATGGGATTAATCTAACTACATTACAAGCAGGTTTATTGATTTCTGCAGAAATAATCTTAGCTTTTTCCTTTGCTTTCTTTTTAATATTTAAATTTTTATTGTCAATAATTTTATTATATGAGAATAATATTTTATTATCTAAATTGGACATTAAAATATGTTAGATATTTTTTTAAATTATGGTATTAAAACACCTATCAAGATTTATTATATAAATTTCTAGATCAATGAAATCAATAATTTTAATTTCAAACTTACTTAAATATATTATCAATTCGTCATTTTTAGTGAAAGCATCATTATTTAAATAATAAAATAATAATTCTTTATTATCGAAACATTCTTTTACTTGTTCTATACTTAAATTAATTTTATTTTTTCTTATTTCTAAATAAATTTTAATAATTATATTGGACCAATTTTCAGTAATAATCAATAAATGGAATAATTTATTTTTTTTAAATTTTAAATAATTTGGTAGTAAAAATCTTGCAATTGAATACATATTAATAATTTTTATAATTTGTGTATTATTTAGACATTTACCTGAATATTTAGTTTCTTCTAAAATATTTTGAAATAATTGTATTTCATCATTGTCTAATCCAATATAATAATTATTAGTAAAATCTTTTTTAATTTTTATAAATTCTTTATATACTAAATTCTTAATATCTTTTATTTTTTGTTCAGTAGGCAATTCTTTTTCAATCTTTATTATATAGTTATAATAATTTTCTAAATGAAAAAATGATAACGTATGATTATTTATATTCCTTTCTATTTGATTTATTTTTGCATAGTTTAAGGTATTTTCATCTGGATTTTTTTCATTAAAATAAATAGTAGTTTGATCATTATCAATCTCTAATATTTTTCTTTTTGATAATGACTTTGATACACTAGCTTTAATATATTTATCTAATAGAGTAATATTTTCAACTATATTTTTTTCAGGTAAACAAAAAGGAATTGTAATTAATTTATCTAATAAATCTTTTCCTTCATATGCATTAGTTAAATGTTTAATTTTATAATAAGATTTTATTGCATCATTAATTTTAACTGAATCATATGATAAAAAAATATAAAGAGGACAATCTGAATATTTTAATAAGGATAATGCTTTTATTACTAAATATACTTTCTCAATTGAACATTTATCTAAATCATCTATTAATAAAATTAATCTACAATTATATTCTTTAATCGCAGGATTAATAAAATTAAAAAATTCTTGTTTAATTTCATTCATAAAACCTAATTTATTTTTCCAATCAGGTTTAGTAATTTTATTATAAATTTTATTTGAAACTGTTGAACATAAAGTTTTTATTAAAACTATACTGTCTTTCAAGAAAAATAAAGATGAAAGAGCTAAACTTAAAGTTAAAATTATACTTGATATTTTATTACTATAATAATCGTATATATATAGAATTAATATTATAATTATAGGTATAAATATTTTTAATAGAAATAATATGAAAGAAAATCTTGTTGGAAATAATGTTCTTTTTATTCTCAATAATTTTAAATTTAATCCAAATTTATTTTCTAATGCATCATGAATACTCATTAATATACTTGCCCAAATTGTGTCATCTGATTCAAAGTTCCATGGATTAAAATCAATTACAACAAATGACTTATTATTTGGTAAATTATTAATTCTATTTTTTAAATTCTGTAATAATCTTGATTTTCCGTAATTATCTGGTGCAATGATACCAAAACACATTGGTGGTTTATTATGTATATTATTTATTACTCTAATAAATGCTTCAGAATAATTATCATATTGTGATTCTTCATTATAATTATCCTCAATTATACGAATATTTTCAAAAATATTATTTCTATTTTTAAATGGAAATATATCTAATTTTGGAAAAGTATCTGGAAGTTGCCATCCAATACCACATTGAAATAATTCACTATCTTCTTTTAATAAAATATATTGTTCTATTTGTATTTCAGCAATAATAATATTATTTTTTTCAATATTGATTACATTAATAAATGGTTCTGGAAATAAAGAATGATTTATTTTATTTATTTTAGGTAAATTATTTATATGAAATCCATGACCAATAATATTATTTTCATCAAAAACATCATTTTCTAATAAAATAAAATCAATAGCAATAGTTGGTTCATAATCTATGATGAATTTCCAATTAATGATTTCATTATTTTCATATTCCCATATAACATCACTAACTTGAAGAATTTTATTATGATATAATTTAATCTTTATATCACGAGTTAATTGTTCAAAAAAATTAATTTTTTTAATTACAATTCTATTTTCCATTATAAATATTAGTATTACCTTATTTTTAATTAAGGTTCTTTAAATAAAATTTTATCTATTTAAAAAAATTGTTATTTATAGAGTTAATTATTTAATAATGTATATAATGAATCCTAATAACCCTGATATTGATGATTTGCTTAAGAGTTTTAAAAATGGTAAAAGAAAGAGAAATGGTGTTATTGATACTGACGAATTAAAAGAATTAAAAATTATTTGTATTGATAGATTAAAAGCAGATTTATTAAAAAAAAATTTAAGCAATAAGGAATTATATAAATATTTAAATGAAATTGAATTTACATTATCAGCAGTTAAAATAACTTTAGAAAATGATACATCATCAAATAAAGTAGGTAAACAACCATATATATCAATGGTCAAAGTACATTTACAATTAATAAACGATATGAAAGATGCAATGAACATAAATAATAAAACATTTAATGTAATTGACTATTTAAAGTCTGAAAAGAAAAAATTAAAT